ATGCCGAGGAAACCTAAGAGACCATGTTCATATCCTAACTGTCCAAGGTTAACAGATAAACAATTTTGTGATGAACATGAAAGAATAGAGAATAAAAGATATGAGATGCAAGATAGAAATCCTGAAACAAGGAAAAGATACGGATCAACGTGGAGAAGAGTTCGAGCTAGTTATGTAAGAGAACATCCTTATTGTGAACTATGTTTTTCAGATGGATTGATGAGAGAAGTACAAGAGGTTCATCATAAGCTACCTTTATCCAAAGGTGGAACTCATAGTAAGAGTAATTTAATATCCCTTTGTAAAAGTTGTCACGCTAAAATTCATGCGAGAGATGGAAGTCGCTGGAGAAAAAAAGTTAGACAAAAATAATTTTTGTGAAAAATTTTCTGGAAGGGGGATTGAAAATCTCTGAAAAGAAAATGAAAACATAACGGGTGTGGGCAAAGATGCACAAAAAGTGCGAATTCAAAAGGGTAATAGGGAGAAGTCTAGAAAAAATTTTTTTTGCTATAAAATAGGAGAATAAACTATGAAAAAATATAAATTTGAATTAATACGTGTAAGAGTAATGACTGGAGCAACAAAAGAATTAGAAACTATCACAAATGAATATTCTAAAAAAGGATGGGAATTTAAATCTGCACAATATTTTAGTGATATTCTGTGTTTTATGCTCGTATTTGAAAAGAATGAATCATAAAAGAAGGTGAGATAATGCCAACAAAATCAAATAATATTGGCGGACGTGGTGGTAAAAGAATAGGTGCAGGACGAAAGAAAAAATCAGTTGTAGAAAAAGCACTTAATGGAAATCCTGGAGGAAGAACACTAGAAGTATTAGATATTCCTGATCTTGAAGGTGTAAAAATGCCTGAACCACATGAAGTATTATCATCAACACAAAAAGATGGTAGTGTATTACAAGCTAAAGAAATTTATGAAGAAACGTGGAAATGGTTGGATAGCCTTAGTATGGGAAATCATGTTCCAAAGCCACTCATTGAAAGATATGCTATGAGTAGTGCAAGATGGTTACAATGTGAAGATATGACTAGTAAGCTAGGATTTTTATCTAAACACCCAACTACTGGAAAACCAATTCCATCACCGTTTATAAATATAGGAATAAATTATATGAATCAGGCTGTAAGGCTATGGAATGAAATATATCAAATCGTAAAAGAGAATTGTAAAACTGAATTTGATGGAGTAGTACCTCAAAATGATTTGATGGAAAAACTACTAAATTCAAGAAAAAATTTATAAGAATGGAGATTAAAAATGATAGAAAAAGTAAACCCAAAACATCCAGATAAAATTGCGGATAGAATCGCTGGAGCAATTGTAGATTTGGCATACAAACTTGAAAAAGAACCTAAGGTAGCTGTAGAAGTGCTGATAGGTCATGGAAAATGTCATGTCATAATAGAAACATCAGTTGATTTTGAGAAAAAAAGTATTCATAGAATAATTAGAAGAATAGCGGGAGTAGTTCATCCTGATGTAAATATTGTATCGCAAGATAAAAAATTAAATAAAAATCAAAATGACAAAATACGATGTGGAGACAATGGTATATTCAAAGGTATGCCTATTACAAAAGAACAAAAAGAACTCTCAAGAATAGCTAGAAATATTTATTCACAGTATCCCTATGATGGGAAATACATACTTGATGGAGATAAGTTGATAATTTGTCAAAGTAATGTGAAAACAAAAACACTAAAAAAATTGTATCCAAATGCTAAAATCAACCCTTTAGGAAATTGGACTGGAGGAACGGATGTTGATACAGGAGCTACTAATAGAAAACTTGGTAGTGATATGGCTGATTCTGTGACAGGTGGAGGTCTTCATGGTAAAGATTTAAGCAAAGCTGATGTATCGGTAAATATATATGCATTCCTAAGAGCACAACAACTTCAAAGTCCCGTAGAATTTAGCTGTGCAATTGGAGATGAAAATATTGGCGATATGCCTTACGAAGAAATTGTTAGAATTGCAAAAGAATACATAGACTCCGTAGGTGGATTTGAAAAATTCGCTGAATGGGGTCTTTTTTAATGAGGTGTATAGATGAAGAATAAACTATTAGAATATGAATTAAGAAATGTTGATGAATTGATACCATATATCAATAATGCAAGGACACACTCGGATGAGCAAATATCAAAAGTGATGGCTTCAATAAAGGAATTCGGATTCTTAAATCCTATATTAATTTCAGAAGAAAATGTAATAACTGCAGGGCATTGTAGATTAATGGCTGCGAAGAAACTTGGAATGGATAAAGTACCTTGTATTAAGGAAAACTATCTAACACCCGCACAAAGAAAAGCATACGTTATTGCAGATAACCAACTCGCACTTGGAGGAGGATGGAATGAAGAACTTCTAGCTATTGAATTATCAGATTTACAGGGTGCTGATTTTGACCTTGATGTACTTGGATTCGATGAAAAAGAATTATCAAAAATATTTGATGAAGGTTTTGAAGGAGAAGACGATGATTTTGATATAGAAGCAGAGTTGAAAAAGCCATGCATAACAAAAGAGGGAGATATATGGCATATAGGTAGACACAAAGTAATATGTGGAGATTCTACTAAAGATGAAACGTATTTAAAACTATTAGGAGAAACTAAAGTAAATTTAGTATGCACAGATCCCCCTTATTTAGTAAATCTAGAAAGTGCTTCTGGAAAAATAAAAAATGATGATTTAAATGATAAAGAAGGGTATGAGTTTTTACTTCTAGCGTTTAGTAATTGTAAAAACTCGATGGCTAAAGATGCATCTATTTATGTCTTTTATGCAACCATGAAAGCACGTATATTTTATGATGCATATGAAGATGCTGGATTTAAAGTTGGTGCTGGTCTGATATGGAAAAAACCAAGAGCACCGCTTATGAGAACAGATTGGAAATTCAACATGGAGCCTATTATTTGGGGTTGGAGAAAAGATGGAAAACATATCTGGTACGGAGATCAAAAACAAAAAGCAGTGTTTGAATTTGATAGTATTACTAATTCAAAAGAAGATGGGCATGGACATCCATCAAGTAAACCTGTTCCGTTGATTGTATATTTAATAAAGCAATGTACACAAACTAACGGATTAGTACTAGATGGATTTTTAGGATCGGCATCTACTTTAATAGCTTGTGAACAGAGTGGAAGAATATGCTATGGAATAGAATTAGAAGCTAAATTTGTTGATGTTGCTGTGAAAAGATATATTGAATTAACTGGAACTTCTGATGATATATATGTAGAAAGAAACGGAGAAAAGATTCCATATGCTGAGGTGAAAATAGATGAGTCAATTAACAGTAGGTAGTCTATTTTCAGGATCCGGGGGTTTTGAATTAGGTGCTACGATTCTAGGAATGAAAGCAGTTTGGGCGAGTGAAGTAGAACCATTTCCAATTCTTGTGACAAAGAAGAATTTTCCTAACTTAGTTCATTTAGGAGATATTAATAATATTAAAGGTGGAAATATAGATCCAGTTGATGTTATAACGTTCGGTAGTCCATGCCAAGATTTATCAATCGCAGGACAAAGAGATGGACTAAGTGGAAGTAAATCAAATTTATTTTATGAAGCAATAAGAGTTATTAAAGAAATGAGGGAGAATACAAATGAAAAATATCCAAGAATTATCATATGGGAAAATGTCTGTGGAGCTTTCTCAAGTTCAAAAGGAGAAGACTTTAGACAAGTACTTGAACAAATCTCAAAAATCAAATGTGAAAACATATCAATTCCTAAACCTTCAAAATGGAAAAATGCAGGATGTGTTATGGGAGGAACATTTAGTATTGCATGGAGAGTCTTGGACGCACAATATTTCGGAGTCCCCCAAAGACGTAAGAGAATCTTTCTTGTCGCAGATTTTACAGGAGAAGGTGCAAGAGAAATATTATTTAACGAAGAAAGCCTGCCAAGGTATTTTGAATCGTGCTCAGATAAGAAACAAGAAATTGCCGGAATTATTGGAAAATGCACTGAAATATCAAAGTACTGTTTAATGGATCAAGGTGGAGAAAGGCTAGATGTTACATTAAATAAAACAGGAACTCTAAGAGCCCAAAGTAACCATCCACCACTTGTTTTTGAAAATCATGGACAAGATAGTAGATTTAAAGGCCCACTAGATATTACACCAACTTTATCAAGTAGTTTAGGAACAGGTGGAAATAATCAACCTTTTGTAGTTGAAAATATCGCAAATTATGATGTGAGATTTACAAGTTTAAATACTAAGAATAGTAGATACAAAGTGTATGAAACGGCTACATCAAGAACTTTGGACACAGGAGGAAATAATCCGAATGCAAATCAAGGTGGGGTAGCAATAGTTTCTATATATTCAACTAGCAAAAATTATCATCATACAAAAGCTATAAAGGACAAGGTATCAACATTAGTCGCAACTGATTATAAAGATCCTCCTATTATAAATGATAAATATTCTGTTCGAAGAATTACTCCTCTTGAATGTAGTAGATTGCAAGGTTTCCCAGATTATTGGTGTGAAAGGTTAGAGCTACTCAATCCTACAGATGAAGATCTAAATTTTTGGAGAGAAGTATTCGAAACAAATAGAAAGATAAAAAATGGAAAAAAACAAAAAACTGATAATAATATAAGAACATGGTTAAAAAATCCTTATTCGGATGCAGCACAATATAAGATGTGGGGGAACGGAGTAGCTCTACCATGTGTATTATATATTTTTAGTGGAGTGAAGAAATACTTAGAAAATAGCGAATAATACTTGATAAATATGATGTTTAGAGTGATATATAGTATAAAAACAAAGGAGATTAAGTATATGAAAACAAGATTTGAAAAAGATTATGAAGAAGCAAAATATAGTAATGGAATAGAAATTCTATCAAGTAGAAAAACTCAATTAGAAGTTCTAAGAAGACAATTTAAATCTTGTAGAAATGCTTTTAAACGAGATTGTTTGAAACAGGAAATAATAAGACTCGAAGAAGAATATAAAATAATTGATGAATTATTTTAAAATAAGACTTGCTATTTAAAGCATTTAGAGTGATATATAGTGTAAGGGATTCTAAGGAGGAATTAAAATGTTAAATACAACAGAAAGATTAGAAGCAAAAGAAGAAGCCTTACATCAAGTAGATAGAACAAAAAAATATATAAGCGGAGCTAGAAAATTTTTAGGAGAAGGGAAGATAGGACTTGCTATTGAACGTTATGATATTGCAGAAGATGCTCTAGAATCTGCAAATTACTATCGTGAACTGCTATGGAAACTTTCAAATGATGATCCAACTCAAGAAGAATTTGAAGCGATTTGTGTAGTAGAGTCAATGAAAATAGTTTTATATAAATTAGCAAAAGACCTATCAGGTAAATAATTATGGATGATTTAAAAAGAAAAATTATAAGATTAAAGGAGAAATTCCCAAAAAACACAAGGCTTAAACTAATTTCAATGGATGATATTCAAGCACCTCCAAGTGGGACTTTTGGAACAGTATTAGGGGTTGATGATATTGGTATGATTCTTGTAAAATGGGATAATGGTTCAACTTTATCTTTAATTCCTGAAGAGGACAAATTTAAGATAGTAAGACAATAGAATTAATAAATGTCTTGACTTTATAGCCTTTTAGAGTGATATATGTAGTAACAAAAAAAAGGAGGTCATTAAGATGACTGAAAATAAAATAATAAGACAAGAAGCAAGAGAACAAGCACTACAGGAAGTAAAAAGATTAAATAAATATATTGAACAATCAAGATATAATTTTAAACAGGGAAGAAGAACATCAGCAATTAATCTATTTTCAATAACTAAAGACGGATTAGCAAGTGCAAGATATTGGGTTAATGAAATACTAATATTTTCTGAAAATAATCCAACGGATGATGAATTAGAAATAATTAATTTGGTAGAATCAAGAGTGCTTCCAATAGAAGAATTAGCAAAAGAGTTAGAAGTTTGCTAAAACAAATAGCTAAAAGTATTGAGTAAATATCTTGATAAAAGCTTGACTTTATAGCCTTTTAGAGTGATATATATAGTAACGAAAACAAAGGAGATAAAGACAATGAACAACATCAAAGAACAAAATGGAATTAAATTTTTCAAAGAAACAACAATGGAGGAATTAGAGGAAAAAGGATTCTTATCAAGCAAAAGTGTATTTTTAAAATTTGGAGACAACGTTCTAATAGGAATTACAAATTGGAAAAATGAGTGTGTAGGAGCTATTTACAGAATCAAATATCAAGAAGGAGAAGTAAAAAGAAACCACACTTTTAAAAAATTAGAATTAAACAAGATTTCAAAATCAACTTTTGAAGACACAGGACACGCGATTGAATGGGCGATGAAAAACTGCTAAAAGAATAAAAAGAAAGTAGACCGAAAGGTCTATTTTTTATGCTCAGATGAGGAGGAGATTATGGGAAGAAAAAAGAAATATAAACCTACTAGATTCAAAGCTAAAACATCAGCATATAGTGAGGAACGTGCAGATTATGCGGTAAATTTTATTCAATGTTTAAGTCATACTAAAGGAACATGGGCAGGGAAGAAATTTGAATTATTACCGTGGCAAGAAGAAATTATAAGAGATTTATTTGGAATTATAAAACCAAATGGATATAGACAATTTAATACAGCTTATATTGAAATTCCTAAAAAGATGGGTAAGAGCGAACTTGCAGCAGTAATTGCACTTCTTCTTTGTTGTGGAGACGGAGAAGAACGTGCTGAAGTTTATGGATGTGCAGCGGATAGACAACAGGCTACTATTGTATTTGATGTCGCAGCTGATATGGTTAGAATGTGTCCAGCTTTAAATCGTAGGGTGAAGATTTTAGCTTCGCAAAAAAGGATAGTGTATTTACCTACTAATAGTTTTTATCAAGTGTTATCTGCAGAAGCATATTCAAAACACGGATTCAATATTCATGGAGTTGTTTTTGATGAGTTACACACTCAGCCAAATAGAAAGTTATTTGATGTTATGACAAAAGGTAGTGGAGATGCTAGAACGCAGCCACTTTATTTTTTAATTACAACTGCTGGTACAGATACAAATAGTATTTGTTATGAAACTCATCAAAAAGCAAAAGATATACTCGTAGGTAGAAAAATAGACCCAACATTTTATCCAGTAATTTATGGTGCAGATGAAAATGATGACTGGACTGATCCTAAAGTGTGGAAAAAAGCTAATCCCTCACTAGGAGTAACTGTTGGGTTAGATAAAGTTAAAGCTGCTTGTGAATCTGCAAAACAAAATCCAGGAGAAGAAAATGCTTTTAGACAATTGAGACTTAATCAGTGGGTGAAACAATCAGTACGTTGGATGCCCATGGATAGATGGGATAGTTGTAATTTTAATGTTGACGAAGAAGAGTTATTAGGTAGGATATGTTACGGAGGTTTGGATTTATCATCTACAACAGATATAACTGCTTTTACTCTGGTATTTCCTCCTTTGGATGAAGAAGACAAGTTTATAGTTCTACCATATTTTTGGATTCCAGAAGATACGTTGGAACTAAGAGTAAGACGCGACCATGTACCTTATGATCTTTGGAATAAGCAAGGTTATATACAAACTACAGAGGGTAACGTAGTCCATTACGGATATATCGAGCAATTTATTGAAAAACTCGGAGAAAAGTATAATATCCGAGAAATTGCATTTGACAGATGGGGTGCTGTTCAAATGGTTCAAAATCTAGAAGGGATGGGTTTTACAGTAGTACCATTCGGACAAGGTTTTAAAGATATGAGTCCTCCGACCAAAGAACTTATGAAGCTAGTTCTTGAACAAAAACTAGCCCATGGAGGTAATCCAGTACTCAGATGGAATATGGACAATATTTTTATAAGACGTGATCCAGCAGGAAATATTAAGGCAGATAAAGAAAAATCAACAGAGAAAATTGATGGAGCTATTGCAACAATTATGGCACTAGATCGTGCGATAAGATGTGGAAATCAAAATACTGAAAGTGTTTATGATGACAGAGGCTTGTTATTTATTTAGGAGGTATGTATGAATTATTTTATGAAATTATTTAAATCTAGAGATAATCCTAAAAATAGATTAAATGGAAGTTCATATAGTTTTTTTATGGGTGGAAGTTCTAGTGGAAATAGAGTAACAGAAAGAAGCGCCATGCAGATGACGGCGGTATATAGTTGTGTAAGGATACTTTCTGAAACATTAGCTAGTCTACCTTTACATGTGTATGAGGTAACCAATACTAGTACAAAAAAAGCCACAGAACACATGTTATATACGTTACTTCATGATGAACCAAATAATGAAATGACAAGTTTTATTTTTAGAGAAACACTAATGACTCATTTGCTTTTATGGGGTAATGCTTATGCACAAATTATAAGAAACGGTAAAGGAGAAGTATTAGGGCTTTATCCATTAATGCCAGATAGAATGAAAGTTGATAGGGATGAAGCTGGTAATTTGTATTATGAATATCATATAAGCGAAGGGGATGCAAACTCTAAAACTAAAGGTGCTGTTAAATTATCACCAAGTGATATTTTGCATATACCAGGTTTAGGGTTTGATGGTTTAGTTGGTTATAGTCCAATTGCCATGGCAAAAAATGCGATTGGAATGGCTATTGCAACTGAAGAATACGGAGCAGCATTTTTCGCAAATGGAGCGACACCAAGTGGTATACTTGAACATCCAGGTGTAGTAAAAAATCCAGAGGCAATGAGAGAAAGTTGGGCTAGAGGGTTTTCAGGTAAGAATAACCATAAGGTTGCGATACTTGAAGAAGGTATGAAATATACTCCTATTTCAATAGCACCAAATGAAGCACAGTTTTTAGAAACAAGAAAATTTCAAATAAATGAGATAGCTAGAATTTTCAGAGTTCCACCACATATGGTAGGTGATCTTGAAAAGTCTAGTTTTTCTAATATTGAACAACAATCTCTTGAGTTTGTTAAATACACGCTTGATCCGTGGGTCAAACGTTTTGAACAAGCTATGACTAGGAGACTACTTACAAGTGATGAAAAGAAAAAATATTATATAAAATTCAATGTTGATGGACTGCTTAGAGGAGATTATCAAAGTAGGATGAATGGATATGCAACAGCACGTCAGAATGGTTGGATGAGTGCTAATGATATAAGGAGTTTAGAAAACTTAGATTTGATATCAGATGAGGAAGGAGGAAACTTATATCTAGTCAATGGTAACATGTTGCCACTTAAAAAGGCTGGTGCTTATGCAGAGAGATTAACAGATTACAAGGAGGAAAACACAGATGAAGAAATTTTGGAATTGGAAGACAGTACAAAATAATAAAGATGAACCACCAGAGAACATATTATTTTTAAATGGAACAATAGCTGAAGAATCATGGTTTGATGATGAGGTAACTCCACAAATTTTTAAAGAAGAACTAATTAAACATAGCGGAGATATTACAGTATGGATAAATTCACCAGGTGGAGACTGTATTGCAGCCGCACAAATTTATAATCTCTTAATGGAACACAAAGGAAATGTTAAGGTAAAAATTGATGGGATAGCAGCTAGTGCTGCGAGTGTGATTGCTATGGCAGGAACAGAAGTTATTATGAGTCCTGTTTCAATGCTTATGATTCATAATCCTATGACAATTGCATATGGTAGCACAAGTGAAATGCAAAGAGCTATAGATATGTTAAGTGAAGTGAAAGAATCAATAATTAATGCTTATGAAATAAAAACAGGATTATCACGAAACAAAATATCAAAACTTATGGATAATGAAACATGGATGGATGCAAGAAAAGCGGTTGAACTTGGTTTTGCTGATTCTATCTTAAAACGAGATGAGATTCAGGATATTGAGATTCCGAATGTTAGTATGCTTTATCAAGAAGCGACAGTTCAAAATTCAATGATAAATAAAATCAAAGAAACTTTTAAAAACGTAAACGAAGAAAAAATAAAAGCTGATTCGTTAATGAATAGATTAGATTTAATAAAAAACTGGAGGTAAGAATTATGAATAAAAAAATACAAGAATTAATTGAAAAACGTGCTAAAGCGTGGGAAGGTGCAAAAGCCTTTGTTGAGAGTAAAAAAGATAGTGATGGACTATTATCAAAAGAAGATGTTGAAACTTATAACATGATGGAAGAAAAAGTTAAAAACTTTACTTTTGAAATAGAGAGACTTCAAGAGATGGAAAATATGGAAAGAGAATTATCAAAACCAGTAAATGATCCGTTAATCTCAAAACCAATGGTGTCTGATAAAGAAGATAAAATTCAAAAAAATCTTCAACACAAAAAAGCAATGATAAAAGCCCTACGATCTAATTTTAGACAAATTGAAAATATTCTACAAGAAAAAGTAGATACTGATGGAGGATATTTAGTTCCAGACGAGTATGATAGTAGATTAGTTACTACGTTAAAAGAAGAAAATATCATTAGAAAACTATCTCAGACTTTAAAAACAAATGGTAAGCATAAAATTAATATAGCTGCGTCAAGTCCTGCGGCTGCATGGGTTGAAGAAGGTGGAGAATTAAAATTTGGAGAAGCAACATTTAAACAAGTTTTATTAGATGCTCACAAACTTCATGTAGCTATTAAAGTTACTGAAGAATTATTATACGATAGTGTGTTTGACTTAGAAAGCTATATCTTAGAAGAATTCGGTAAAGCATTAGCGAATGCAGAGGAAGATGCATTTTTAAATGGGGATGGTAGTGGAAAACCAACAGGAATATTTGCACAAACTAATGGAGGAACGTACTTAACTGAGGTGGATGCTCTAAAAGCTGATGACATTATCAATTTAATTCATGCTTTAAAACGACCATATAGAAAAAATGCAGCATTTATTTTAAACGATAAAATAATAGCTAATATTAGGAAACTAAAAGATAATAATGGAGCATATATTTGGCAACCATCATATCAATCAGGGGAGCCTGATAAATTAGCAGGATACCCAGTGTATACTTCAGCTTTTGCACCAGAAAATAAAATTGCTTTCGGTGATTTTAGATATTATAACATAGGTGATAGAGGTGCTCGTTCATTTAAGGAACTCCAAGAATTATTCGCTGGTAATGGTATGATTGGATTTGTAGCTAAAGAAAGAGTTGATGGTAAGCTAGTATTACCAGAAGCAGTTCAGATATTACCAATCAAAGGATAATATACATTATGGAACTAAAACTTGAACAAGTTAAAAACTATTTGAGAGTTGATACAACAGAAGATGATGAGTTAATCTTATCACTTCTGTTTACAGCTAAAAAATTATGTTTAGGAATACTAAGGGTGAGTAGTTTTTCAGAGTTAGGTGATGAGCATGATTTTGATGAATTTAAAATACCAATATTATATACTGTTGCTTATCTTTATGAACATAGAGAAAATGCTGATTTTAGAGAATTAACACTAATTCTTAGAGCGTTACTATTTAATCATAGGAAAGAGGAGTTTTAAGATGGATATTGTAGAACTAGATACTAGAATTACTTTTCAAAAGGTAGTTTTAGAATTTGATGAATTGCATCAACAATTAGAAACATGGAGTGATTTTTTTACTTGTTGGTCTAATTTGAAATTGGTAACTTCAAGTGAGGTAGAAAGACACGGTGTTAGTAGAAGTTCAGAAGTGATTTCTTTTGTGGTTAGAAAGATGTCGGAATTAAAAGAACTTAATACGTTAGAATATAGAATAAAGTATAACAATAAATTTTTTGACATATTAGAAGTAGATGTGTTCAGTAAAGATAAAAAGTTCTTAAGAATTAAGGGAGTTAATAGCTATGACTAAGAGGACAACTATTGATTCACTCGCTGCTGAGATAACAAAAGGTTTAAAGGAATATTCTAAGCTAACTGAGGAAAGTTTAAAAGGTGCAGTAGTTGAAGTGAGTAATGAAGTTAGAGATAAAATAAAAGAAGGATCACCTAAAAAAAGTGGAGATTACGAAAAAAGTTGGAAAGTGACAAAAGAAAGAGAAACAGCACACTCTATACAAACAGTAGTTCATTCAAAAAATAGATATCAATTAGCACATTTACTTGAATTTGGACATGCGAAGAAAAATGGAGGGCGTACTAAAGCAATTCCACATATAGAGCCAGCAACAAGAGACATTAGCGAAAAAGTATTAGAAAGAATAAAGAGGGTTTTATCGTGAATAAAAATGAAGTATGTGAAATGTTATATAAGCTAGAAATTCCATTTGTTTATAGTCATTTTAAAGAAGGAAGTGCTCCAAGATTGCCATTTCTTATATATTATTATGACGGTGAAAATACTTTTAAAGCAGATGGTAAATTATATTATAGTGTGAAAAATTTAATTATAGAAATGTATACAGAGAAAAAAGATTTTAAATTAGAAAAAAAGATAGAAGATCTTTTACAAACTTATTCTTTAATCTATACAAAAGATGAGGTATGGATACCGAGTGAAGAAATGTATGAAACAATTTATAAAATGGAGGTTTAAGTATGGAAAATAAAGTAAAATTTAATTTGTCTCATGTTCATTATGCAAAATTAACTGAAGGTGATACGACAACTTATGAAAAGCCAGTACCAATTCCAGGTGCTGTAAAAATTAGTTTAGAACCTAATGGAGAACCAGAAAGTTTCTATGCAGATGGAGGATCATATTACACAATTAATAACAATATGGGATATGATGGAGATTTAGAGATTGCGATGATTCCAGAAAGTTTCAGAAAGGATATTCTTCAAGAAAGAGAAGATAAGAATAAAGTTCTAGTTGAAGATTCAGGATCAGAAACAAAGAACTTTGCACTACTTTTTGAATTTGATGGAGATCAGAAAAAAATACGTCATGTACTTTATAATTGTTCAGCAGGTCGCCCAAAAATTGAAGGTCAAACAAATGAGGAATCAAGAGAAGTGCAAACAGAAACACTTTCAATAAAAGCAAGACCTATCAAAGAAGGACTTGTAAAAAGTAAAACTGGTAAAGAGACAACAGAAGAAACATATAAGAATTGGTATCAAACAGTGTATATGCCAACACATGAAGGAGAAATGTAATGGGAGTTATTAAAGATATAAATGTAGATGGAAAAATTGTAAGATTTAAAGCATCAGCAGCGATACCTAGATTATACAGAATGAAGTTTAGTCGTGATATTTATAAAGACTTACTTATATTAGATAAGATTAATAAGAATAAAGGAAATATCGATATTGAGAGTTTAGAAATATTTGAAAATATCGCATATATTATGGCTTACCATGCAGATGATAAAATCTCAAATGATGTAGGTGAATGGTTAGAACAGTTTGATACTTTATCTGTATATAAACTTCTACCAGACTTAATAAAATTATGGGGTATAAATGTTAAAACTATGAGTACATCTAAAAAAAAGCAAAAGAAACTGAGCGGACGTTAAATACCGCTCTTTTTTTACTGCGTGCAGTTGAATTAGGACTTTCAATGAATGATTTATCAGAGTTAACAATAGGGCTAGTAAATGATATGTACATTGAAAAAAATAATGATAGTTATGATTATAAATTAATAGCGACACAAGAGGATATGGATAATTTTTAGGAGGTGATTGTATGGCAAGTAGAATAGCAGGTATTACTGTAGAAATCGGAGGAGATACTCTTAAATTAAAACAAGCATTAAGTGAAGTTGAAGGTAAGATTAAGCAAACTCAAAGAGAACTTAAAGATGTTGAAAGACTATTGAAACTTGATCCACATAATACTGAATTACTTACTCAAAAACAAGAACTCTTAAATACAGCCATAGAGGAAACTAAGAAAAAACTAGAAACATTAAGGATAGCTGAGGAACAAGCTAAAACTGCACTCGCAAATGGAGATATTTCAGAAAAGCAATTTGACGCATTAAAAAGAGAAATTATTGCGACTGAACAAGAACTAGATAAATTTACTGAAAAACTAAAACACACTGATAGTTCAATGCAAGCTACACTTAAAGAAGTTGGGGGTAAGTTTAAAGAGACTGGAGAGAAGATATCTTCAGTAGGTACAACTCTATCAAAAAATGTGACAGCACCAATTGTAGCAGTTGGAGCTGCAGCAACATTAGCCTTTCGTGAAATTGATGAAGGATATGACACTATCATCAAAAAGACTGGAGCAACTGGAGAAAGTTTCGAGGGGTTAAAAAATGTTGCGGATAATATTTTTAAAAGTCTACCTGTTAGTATGAGTGATGTAGGTGTTGCGGTAGGTGAGGTTAATACTAGGTTTAAAGTTACTGGTGATGAGCTTCAAGAACTATCTACTTTATTTCTTAAGTTCGCGGAGATAAATGAAACAGACCTAAATAACGCTATAGGAATGACAAACAAAATAATGGTTCAGTGGGGTATTGACGCTAAAGAAACTGCCAATGTGTTAGGATTAATAACACAAAAAGCACAGGATACAGGAATAAGTGTTGATACTCTTATGAATGGAGTTCAACAACACGGAGCAATTCTAAAAGAAATGGGGTTAAATCTAGGTCAGAGTATTAACTTACTTGCACAATTTGAAGCAAATGGTGTAAATGCAGATCAAGCACTAAGAGGGTTTAGAAAAGCAGTCGCAGCCTATACTAAAGATGGACTTTCTATGGACGAAGCTCTTAAGAAAACAATTGAATCGATAAAAAATGCAGGTAGTGAAACTGAAGCACTAACGATTGCGACTAAGATTTTCGGAACTAAAGGTGCTGCAGAGATGACTAGGGCTATAAGAGAAGGTAGATTTTCTATAGATGATTTATCAAAAAGTATGTCTGAGTACGGGGATGTTGTAGACAAAACATTTGAAGGAACAGAGGACGGTATAGATAAATTTAAAGTAGCTAGTAATAATGCTAAGTTAGCATTAGGTAGTTTAGGAGAAGCAATTTCTGATGTTTTAGGACCAATCTTACAAGGAGTCGCTACTGTACTTGGAGGAATAGCAACTTGGTTGAATAGTCTAAGTCCAACAGCTAAACAGATAGTCGTAATAATTGGACTTATTGTAGCTGCGATAGGACCACTTTTAGTAATAATCGGAACAGTCATTGGTTCAATAGGAAATATAATAACGGGAGTTGCAGCAATTTCTGGTGCTTTTAGTGCGATGAGTGGTGTTATGGCAGGTTTATCTGGTGCGGTAGTACCTATACTCGCTATAATAGCTGCGGTTGTAACATTGATATCTATAGGTAGTTATTTAAAAGATCATTGGAGTGAAATAAAAGACTTTTTTATAAATCTTTGGGAAGGGATAAAAACTTACTTTTCAGAAACATGGACAGCTATTAGTACTACTATAACCGTTGTATGGGAAGTTATAAAAAACTATTTTTCAACAACACTCACAGCTATTAGTCTTATATTTACAACTGCTTGGGAGGGTGTTAAAACTTATTTTACAGAACTTTGGCAAAGTATAACCTTAGTAGTGACTACAGTTTGGGAGAATATCAAAACATATTTTACAACTACCTTTACAGCAATTCAAACTATCTTTACAACCGTGTGGGAGAGTATAAAAGATTTCTTATCAACAACTTGGGAAACAATAAAAACAATGTTCCAAACAGTTCTTGATGTAATAAAAAATATCATTACAAGTTACTGGGATTTTGTATTTCAAACTACAAGTACAATTTGGAATAGTATAAAAGATTTCTTATCTACTATATGGCAAAATATTAATAATTCTATAAATACGATAGTACAAGCAATTAGTGATTTTATAAGTACATCTTGGAATAATATAAAAAATGTTATAAGTAATATTTTAGATGCTATTTTTAATACAGTTTCAAATATCTGGAATAATATTTATTCAACAATCTCTAATCTAGTAAACTCAGCTTATAACTATGTTCAAAGTGTATTTAATAATATGTTATCGGCTGTGGGAAATATTATAGGAAATATTAGTTCAACAATCCAAAATGGATTTCAAAGCGCAGTAGATTATATTTGGGGACTAGTAAACTCAGCTTATTCTTGGGGGAGTGATTTAATTTCAGGAATTATTAATGGAATTAGGGATAAGATAGGTGCGGTTGTTGATGCAGTAAAAGGTGTAGCAGAGACAATTTGGAGTTATTTACACTTTAGTGTTCCAGAGGTAGGACCACTTGCAGACTACGAGGATTGGATGCCAGACTTTATAAAAGGATTGTCTAAAGGTTTAGATAGTAGTAGAAATCTTTTGAAAAACTCAGTAGCTAAATTATCAAATGATTTGGTGATTAATCCAGATTTAAAAGGATTCACACTTCCAAGAGTGAATGCAACAACAGGTATAAGTAGTGATGATTTAAACAAATTAATTCAAGCTATAAATATACCACACGAGACAACTGGCGATATAGTTATCCCGGTTTACTTAGGTGGAACATTACTTGATGAAATAATAATAAACGCACAAAATAGACAAATTATAAAATCAGGAGGAAGGTAATATGAAAAAATCATACATAAAAATTAATAATGAAACAATACCAACTCCTGATGAGATAGACTTTGAGTTTAGAGATATTGAAGGTAGTAGTAGCGGAGTTACCGAAGCAGGAATAACACATAGAGATATTGTAAGGGAAAGTGTGATATCTATATCTTTGAAACTAACTCTAACAAGTCAGTATCTTTTAAAGTTATCAAAAATGTTAAAGCAAACTACAATACCAGTTAAATATTTCAATCCTTATTCATTAGAAGAAAAAGAAATAAATGCTTATTGTACAAATTTCAAGGTTAGTCTTTTAAATAAAAATGGAAGTCTTGGAATTTGGGGTGTTAGTTTTAAATTGGAGGAATACTAGATGTATCAGACAAGTGTTAACTTCAATAAAATGATAAAAAAGAAAAGTAGAAAGTATTTTTGGACAGGGGAGATATTATTAAAAACTGGAAAAATAATTAATTTTGATGATAAACATATTCTAAAAGATAGTGGTTATATAAGTAATTCATGTTCAGGAAGTAACGAAATAGAATTGGGTTCAGTTTATGCTGCGGAGATGGGTATTACCTTGAAACTAGATGAATTAAAAGAAATAACATTAGACGGAAGCATTATAAAACTATATTTCAACTTAGTCTTGGAAAATAATGAAATTGAAAAAATACCACTTGGAATATTTGAAACAACTGAAGCTAATAGAACGAAGAAATTTGTTGAAATTAAAGGTTATGACTTTATGGTTAAGTTTAATAAAACTCTAAGTTTTAAAGAAACATCTGGGACTATTTATGAACTCTTAGAATTCTGTTGTAAGAAGTGTAGTGTAGGACTTGGAATAAGTAAAGAAGAAATTGAAAAATTACCAAATGGTGTAGAAAGAGTTGGGATTTATGTCGAGCATGATATAGAAACGTATCGTGATCTAATTCATTATATTAGTGCAACTACTGCAAGTTTTGCGACTATAGATCGTTTTGGTAAGTTAATATTAAAAAGATTTAATATGAACTCAAATTATGAAATAAAAGAAATAGATAGGTATGAATTAAGTATTTCAGATTTCACAACTAGGTATACTGCAGTACAAAGTACAAATCTTAAAACAAAAATATCAGAGTATTATTCAAAAGAAAATGACAATGCTTTAACTATGAATATTGGTGTTAATCCTTTGATGCAGTTAGGACTTCCTGAAAAACGAGTAAGGATGTGTAAAGCAATTTTAGAAGAAGTATCTACATTTGACTATACGCCATTAGATAGTGTAGTCGTAAGTAATCCAGCATTTGAGGTCGGGGACAAGATTACTTTTAAGGTTGGTGTTGAAAGTTATCATACTATAGTTACATCAATTGAGTATAAAATTCATGGAAAATATAGAATTAAGAGTGTAGGTAAAAATGCATTACTATCTAAAGGTAAGAGTAAACAAGATAAGAATATTCAAGGTATATTACAAACTATTGAGTCTGACAGAGTAAAGGTGAATGCTTATGTTAATGGAACTGAAATAAAAATAGGACAGAATTCACAAACAATAATTGATATAGAATTTGCATCAAGTAAAGAAACTGATGCTTTTTTTATCGCTACTGTGTTATTTGATGTTAAAAGTTTAAAAAAACATATTGAAGAGACTGTTACTTTAAAAGCTGAAAAAGAAGAAAAGAAAATAACCTTGATTAGAGAAGTTGAAGAAGATCAAAAGCTTAATATTATTTACTCATTAAATGAAGTCACAATTAGAAATCACGCACCAAAGTTTATAGCTAAAGTAGGAAGCCAAATAGTTACATTATTCTACCCACTAATAAACTTAAAAGAAAAAGTGATTAATAGATTTACTGTTGATTTTGAGTTAGAAAAGGGTAGCTTAGTTATTCCAATAGAGGGAATAAGTGCTGCGATCATAGGTAGTGCGCTAGGAGGAGATGTACCTTGGGACGGTAAAATAAAAGTAAATGAGAACTTAGGTAAGTTAATACTATCTCATAGAAAACAAGTGGATTTAAGTGAAGGTAGTATAGAGGTTGACACTTATGATGTTCCTAAATATGAATTTAGTGATGTGATTATAAAAAATGATTTAAAACGAAAATTTGTATTTGGAAATATAACTGAGAATGTAGAAGTGGAGGAGAAAAATGAAAGGTAAGACAATAATAGAATTAACCGATGTTAAAACAAAAAAGAAAGAGGTTTTAAAAGATGATAACCTCGTAACAGATGTTTTAGAAAAGATTCTAACATTAAATCCTAATGGACTACTTACAAATATTAATAAAGATACCTTTTATCCAATAGTTGAAAAAATAGTAGGAGGAATCTTGTTATTTAAAGATAAAATTACAGAAGATAAAAATACTAGCTTTGTGAGTACAAGTAATGAATGTATTGGATATGCTGGACAAGTTGAAGGAGTTCAGGAAAATCCACTACAAGGTAGTTTTAATAAGCAAGAATCAAAAGCAACGTCGAATGGTTATAAGTTTGTTTGGGATTTTGGTACATCTAAAGCAAATGGTAAAATATCGAGTGTTTGTTTAACTAATGCCAAAGCAGGAGGTGGTTATTTTGGAACAAAGAGTAATGGTGAAACAAATCGTATAAAACTAGGTGAAGATAAATATCTTATTAAGAATACAGATACTGAGATGAAGAAAAAATATGTTAATGTAGTAGAAGCTAACTTTGAAGAAAATTATATAGTATCAATAGTTCCTGAAAGTGATCATCTTAGAATAATAAAATCAAGAGAACCACTGCTTAACTTTAGATTAGATGATTCATTATCATTTTTAGACAAGAAGAATATAACAGAAACAAAGATAAAGTATAAGAAATCTTACGGAACATATGGAGTGTGTATTTATGTGGACGCAGAGAATTATTACTTATTAAAAACTAGTACTAGCGGAGGTAATACCAATGTAACTAAGTTGAAAATAAACAAAGCAAATAATTCTATTGAAGAAACTGAATTCACATTAGAAAATGTGAAAATAGAAAATATAGGTTCATATTCATTAGACTATGATTACTATAGAACTATTAAATCTGTATTGAGAGGAGGGTATGTATATGCAGTTAGCACAGATGAAAAATATGTTGTGAAGTTTGCGATAAATAATCCAGTAGATGTAACTAAAATAGAACCTAAGTTTACTCTAAAAACAGGATCAGTATCAAGTCATACAACAGGATGTGGTATGTATATATTAGGAGATATGATAATAGGGACTAACTTTACTATTGATAAAAATGATAAAGTTACCGAAATAGCACAAAGCGATTTATCAACAATAGAATGTATTCCATTAAGTTATGGTCCATTTTTACTTGGATATTTTGCGAACGGAGAAAGCTCAGGGGATAAGTATTTAAGAAAAGTTTTATACTTAATTACACCATACTCAGCAACAATAAATAATTTATCGAAGACAGTAGAAAAAACGGCGGATAAAACAATGAAAATTACATATTATTTAACGGGAGGTAAATAAAATGAATACATTATTAAATTATAAACTTATAATTTCAAGTATAGGTGGTGTTCTAGGAGTATTTTTAGGAGGTATGGATGGACTTATCTATGCACTTTTAGCATTTTCAGTAATAGACTATGTGACTGGAATAATGTGTGCAATTGATAAAAAAGAACTATCTAGTTCAGTTGGTTTTAAGGGAATAGCTAGAAAAATTATTATATTCTCATTAGTTGGGGTAGCTAATATACTAGATGTTTATATTCTAGGTCATGTAGGAGTATTAAGAGCAGCAGTAATATTTTTCTACCTATCTAATGAAGGTATTTCTATATTAGAAAATACTTCAAAATTAGGACTACCAGTACCTGAGAAACTACAAAACATTTTACAACAATTAAACAAGGAGGAAAAATAAGATGGTACAAATAATAAATGAAACACTAATGAACGCAGGTCAACTTGACAGCATAGACTTTGTAGTAATTCATAATGATGCAGGAAGTATGACACCTGAACAATATGTGGAATGGTTAAGATATCGAGATAAAGCATTGGGAATAGCTCACTATTATTGTAACCGATATAGTATCGCAAGAGTAATAGATACATACAACATTGGATATCATACTGGTGAGTGGTGGAGTAATACCCATTCGATAGGTTATGAGGTATGTGAGAGTATGAAAGTCTCAGACGAGGATTTCTTAGCCAATGAAGATATGGCGTTAATGCAGGCAACAGAAGACTTGATTTATTATGGCTTACCAATTAATAAACAAACGGTAAGACTACATCATGAGTTTAGTCCAACTAGTTGTCCGCACCGTAGTTTAGCTTTACATGGTGGAACAACTGATAGTGTTAAAACTTACTTTGTAGAACGTATGAATTACTTTGCGACTTTAGGAGAAACAGTTGATGAAATGTTAGGTAATACTGGTATCTCGGAACCAAGTACATCTACAAACTCAGTATCAACTGGTGATAAAAGTAATGAAGAAATTGCACGAGAGGTTATTTCAGGAGCATGGGGTAACGGAGAGGATAGAGTGAACAGATTAACTAACGCAGGATATAATGCAAGTGAGGTTCAAGAAGTAGTGAATAGATTACTGAATGGAAATTATACATCTAATAATTTAGATGAAATAGCCCAAGAAGTGATTCAAGGTAAGTGGGGTAATGGACAAGATCGAGTTAACAGACTGACTAATGCAGGATATAACTACAGTGAAATTCAACAAAAAGTTAATGAAATATTAGGGTAAAATACGAGCCTAGAAGAAAATTTATTCTTCTAGGCTTTTTTTAAAATTCCAAGGGAAATACTCACCTGTTTTATAATCTATTGTATACCTACATTGAATATTCCAAACGAAGTAAATTTTATTAATCGCATAGTCACTAGAAACTATAATCATAACTATAAATATAGGAATAATATCTTTTGGGTCTTTATATATTACACGACATTCGTATAGTAGATAATTATCTTTATTTAAATATTTTTTCATTTCCAATTCAATATCATACATCCCTAATGATCCTATCACTCCAACATTAGCACATGTAGTAGCTATAAATCCATTGTGATATCTCTTTGATGTTTGTCTGTCTAAACAAGTATTTTTACCTCCTAATGCTTTCGCTATAATGTGAGCTTTGTGATATATATTATTATCTTTAATTGCTTTCCAACCAGGTAAGTTTTTTAATTTCTTACCTTTTCCTAAATCAGTACAATGGATTTTTCTTTTAATTAGCAATGTTTTATACAACGATGTATTAGGATCTATTTCTTCACTTGGTTTATAATTTTCCTTTATTTTAAAATATTCTATTAACGAATTTTCATTTAAACTTCCCACTTCCTTAAAATTCGCAGGATATTTTTCACCTAAATTTCTAACTTCGGATTCAGATGAGAAATTTATTTTCTTTGATTCTTCTATAAGTATATCTATGTCTGTTAAATTAAGTTTATTTTCATTCATAACATTCTACCGCCTTAACAAAAAATTTATAAAAATAATAGTAATTATTTACTTTTTAATTTTATTTATATATTAATTATTTATACTTTATTTATACTTTAACATAGATAATTTCAATAATAAAGTAGAATATAATGTAAAGTTTATTCTAAAGGTTAAATTTTTCATAGTTTTCTTTACCTGTGATGTAGAGAACAAAAACATCATAGGAGTGAGGAAATATGGAACTAAAAGATGAAATAAAAAAACTAAGACTACGTGGTCTAGGATATAAGAGAATAGCTGTTTGTTTGAAAGTCTCCGCGAATACAGTGAAATCAATCTGTAAGCGTGAAGGATTCGAAAAAGTAGAAGATACTTCTATAAATGCTTGTAAAGTGTGCGGAGAAAAGTTAACTCATTTGAAAGGGAAAAAATATAAGAAATATTGTAGTGATACTTGTCGAATGAAATGGTGGAAGAATAACGAAGACAAGATGAATAGAAAGGCATTTTCTGTACATCAATGTAAATGTTGTGAAAGAAAATTTACATCTTATGCCAATGATAAAAGAAAGTATTGTAGTCATGAATGCTATATCAAACATAGATTTGGAGGTAGTTATGAACACTAAAAATGAGGTAACCTACCAAATCACAATTAAAATACTGCGTAACTTGTTTAGGAAAAATCTAATCACAAAAGATAAATTTGATTCATTCAAGCATAAGATGTTAGAAAAGTATGATCCAAAAATATCCGAACTTATGGAGTTATCACTTGATAAATAGTTTCTTTAGAGTGATATATAGTAATGACGAAAAGGAGGATACAATAATGAAAACTATAAAAAAGTTAGAAATACTAAATGTGACCGATGTAAAAAAGCAAAAAGTCGCAGCTTATGCAAGAGTATCACATCAAGATTTACTACAATCACTATCTGAACAAATAAGCTATTATAGTAAAGTTATACAAGATAATCCTAGTTGGGAGTATGCTGGAGTCTATTTCGATAACTCAGTAAGTGGAAGAAATACAAAAAATCGAAAGGAGTATTTAAGATTAATAGATGACTGTAGGAAAGGAAAGATTGATATAATTCTTACAAAGTCCATATCACGATTTGGAAGAAATACTATTGAGTTGTTAGAAACAATACGAGAACTAAAGAAATTAAACATAGGGGTTCAATTTGAAAAAGAGAATATCGATACACTCACTACAGATGGAGAGTTATTACTAACGTTACTTGCTGCCGTTTCAGAAGAAGAATCAAAGGCGATAGGTAGTAATGTAAGGTGGAGTGTAAAGAAGAAGTTTGAACAAGGATTACCACATAGCCCACAACCTATATTAGGATATAGATGGATAGGAGATTCTTATAAAATTGAAAAGTCAGAAGCCGACATTATCAGAAAGATTTATGAGTTATACCTATCAGGAATAAAACCGACACAAATATCAAGAATATTAAATGATGAAGGTAAACATACAAGAAGAGGAAATAACTTCACAAGACTAGCAATTTATAGAATATTATCCCAAGAAACTTATACAGGGAAACTTATATTACAAAAGACATTTAATGTAAAAGAAAAAGGTCGTTCTGTAAGGAATACTGGAGAGAAGACTATGTACATTGTAGAAAATTCACATGAAGCAATTATTTCTCAGGAAATATTCAATAAGGTTCAAGAAATAAAAAAACAAGGTAACCTAAAAAAGGAGTAAAAGATGAATAGAAAAATTACAACTATACAAGCCAATAAGCAACTTAGTCATCAATCAAAACTACCTAGTATAAATAAGAAAAAGGTCGCAGGTTACGCCAGAGTATCGACAGATAATGAAGATCAAACAAGCTCTTATGAAACTCAAATGAAGTATTACGAAGAGTACATATCAAGTAGGAAAGATTGGGAGTTTGTGAAAATGTACTCAGATGAGGGAATAAGTGGAACAAATACTAAAAAACGTCTAGGGTTTCAAGAAATGGTAAATGATGCACTGGCTGGCAAGATAGACCTCATATTAACAAAAAGTGTTAGTAGGTTCGCAAGAAATACGGTGGATTCACTATCAACTGTAAGAAAACTAAAAGATGTTGGAGTAGAGATATACTTCGAAAAAGAAAACATCTGGACATTTGATTCAAAGGGTGAATTGCTTATTACAATAATGAGTTCCTTAGCACAAGAAGAAAGTAGATCAATATCAGAAAATATAACATGGTCTAAACGAAAACAAGCTGCTGAAGGTAGAGTGACATTCGCATATAATAATGTACTAGGCTTTAGACCAAAAGAGGATGGAGGATTTGAAGTTGATAAAGAGCAAGCGCAAATAGTAAGATACATATTTGGACAGTTCTTATCAGGGAAAAATCCTAATCAAATTGCAAAACATCTAACTGAAAATAAAATACCGACACCAAGAGGAAAAGAAAAATGGAGTTATAGCAGTGTAAGAAGTATTTTAACAAACGAAAAATATAAAGGTGATGCTTTACTTCAAAAATACTATGTAGCAGATTTCTTAAACAAGACTCAGAAAAGGAACAACGGAGAGCTACCTCAGTATTATGTAGAAAATAGCCATGAAGCAATAATTGATAAAGAAGTATTTGATGCGGTTCAAGTTCAGCTAAGCGAAAATAAAAAATGGTATACAGAGAAAAACTACTTTGGAAAAATTAGGTGTGGATGTTGCGGTAGTTCATACGTGAGACATTTATGGCATTCAACTGATAAATATAAAGAGACGATATATAGATGTAAAGATAAGTATAAAAATGAAGAGAAATGTGATACACCTCATATAAGAGATGATGAAATTCAAAGATGGATAGTATCAGCATTAAACAAGGTAATTGATAATAGAAAAGAAATTATAGGTAATATAAAACTTCTAATGAAGATCATAAAGGAAGACAGAGTATTGGATGATGAAATCATTCAACTCGAAGGAAAATTAGAAGACATCAGAACTGATGTAGAAAAACTTATAATAACGAATTCCAAAATAGCACAAGATCAAGAAGAGTACACTAGAAAATATAATAAACTGATAGAAGAGTATAAATTGTTAGAGAAAGAATTAGAACAGAAAAACTTAGATTTACTGAGTAAAAATAAGAGAGTGAGAGAACTGAAAATATTTATAGACTCATTAGAAAAACAAGATGAGTTAATAACAGAATACGATACTAAGCTATTTAATTATTTGATAGAAAAGATAATAATTTATAAAGGAAAAAGAATAGAAATTCATTTAAAAAACGGAGAAGTCATATCAGATTGA